GGTGACCTACACTCGGATCCTGCCTCTGCGCAAGCGCGATCGGATCGCCCGCCTGATCCGCCTCTGATCTGATCCTGATGGGCAGGTTGACCCCTGCCCTCCGACCCTGTAGAATTCCAGAGCAAACCGCAACCGATCCGATGATCCTCGCACCTGCCTCCTGCCTCACCACCAAGACCCTCCGCTGGGTTGCCCGTGATCTGAGCGGACGCCAGATCGGACATCAGGCACTGCCCGCTAACGGTTCGCCCGCATGGGCAATCGCTGGACAGTTCGCCGATGTCTACGCCTCCGATGTGAAGGCACCTCAACTGCTGAAGTGATCCTTATGGGGGACAGTTCCAGGACCGTCCCCCTCATTCGTTCTTTCAGCAGGACAGTTATACGGTATAACGTTATCGTTATGTCGGGCGCCGTGCGCCCCCCCCCCTTATTAAAAAATGGGTCCTATGTAACCTACAAAGGTCCCCAAGCGACTGAAAAATATTCAACAAGAACTCAACCAATTTCAAAGATGAATTCCGTGTCACCTCAAAAAATTTCGCGTAGAAAAAAATACCGAAATACCCCCTACTGGAATTTTTGGAAAGTTGTTCTTGCTGGATGGTTAATAAGGTATCCGAAGGTAGTGTTATTACCACTCGGAATTATTTTAGTGCTTATATATAAAGCGGTTGTCAATTAATTTAATGATGGAGAAAATTTACCACATATACGCTAAGGAACGATGCCTATTCCATTCCATCAAGGAAGAGGAATTCGAAATCACTTGGAATACGCTCAAGAATATGGTAGGTTTAATGAAGACGGACTACACTGTAGATGATCTGACATTCATTGAACTGACAGTGAATAAGAACACGGTCTTTGAGTCTTCTCATTGACAATTGACGAAATAACAGATAAAATTTGAATGAAGTAATGTTATCTCTATGGCAAAAGGATTTACTGTAAAAGCGAACCCACCGAAACCAACCGAAACTGATAGTTGGGACTACGGTGCAATCAAAGAAAGAATGAAAGGAAAATCGATTGTTTTCTGCCTTCCTGGCAGAGGGTGTTCGTTTATTTTTCTGAAAGCATTTGTGCAACTCTGCTTTGACCTTGTGCAAAATGGAATGAGTATCCAAATTTCTCAGGATTATTCATCAATGGTCAATTTCGCCCGTTGCAAAGTACTGGGTGCAAATGTTCTTCGAGGTCCCAAGCAGGTGCCTTGGGATGGAAAACTGGAATATGATTATCAACTGTGGATTGATAGTGACATTGTATTCAACACCGAAAAGTTCTGGCAACTCTGTGATCTCGCCCTCTCTGAAGAAGGTGAAGAAAAGGAAGTCGTTGCTGGATGGTATGCAACAGAAGATGGTCACACAACCTCCGTTGCTCACTGGCTTGAGGAAGATGATTTCCGTAAGAATGGCGGTGTAATGAATCATGAGACCGTCGATTCAATCGCAAAGCGCCGCAAACCATTTACTGTTGATTACACTGGATTTGGTTGGGTTCTGATTAAGAAAGGAGTATTTGAGAATCTTGAATATCCTTGGTTTGCACCCAAGATGCAAGTCTTCGAATCTGGTGCCGTTCAAGATATGTGTGGAGAAGACGTTTCGTTCTGTCTCGATGCTATTGCAGAAGGATTTAAGATTTGGTGTGATCCACGTATTCGAGTAGGACACGAGAAGACCCGCGTTATCTGATGACTTTTAATATCTTATACAAAGGACGTAAGATATATAAGAACCTCACACATGAAGAATGTGCTGAGGTTCTCGAAAACCTCGCTCAAGAATATTATGAGAACGAGGAGTATGATGTAAATGAAATTGAATTGGAGGAAATCTAATGGCAAAACGACCGTCACTTTCTGGTAAAGTTGTAATTGAACCGAAACTGAAAAAGACTCTTCAAGGTCAAGGTGGTAGAACCAAATACGCTGCTACCTCTCGTAATAAGGCAAAGAAGAAGTATAGGGGACAAGGTAAATAATTCTTAAGGCATCCGCAAGGATGTCTTTTTTATTGTATAGATACAGTATGACTATCTTTGATTTTATGTTAAATCCAATTGAAAAGCATATTTTAGATTGGATTCAGTATGTCTCTGAAGTCAGACCTGAATTAAAAGGATTTGCTATCTGTCCTTTTGCATCAAAATCAAAATATAAGATTATAGAAAGTAACATCGAAAATCTGGACCCTATTGAGGGATTTGATGTTATAATATTTGTTGTTGATTCACACCATACACTTGAAGAAATTCAAGATTGGGTGGAAATTTACAATACCCTTTATGAAAAGTGGGAATACTTTGAAGATTGTGCGTCTTATGGCACATATATCAACGGAATAAAGACAAATAATGGCAAATATAACCTAATTCTTGCTCAACCAAGAGAAAAACTTAGAAGATTTAGAGAAATTTTGAGTAAAACCGAGTATTATGACTTTTGGGAGGAAGAGTATCTCTTAGAAATCCTTAGAAACGATTCAGATCTTATGAGACTCGGGATAGGAACCCCGTAAAAAGTTCTGATTTAACTCTAAAAATCGGAAAACCGTCATGGGAAAACAATCAGATCGAAATAAAGACTATATGATGGATATGTGGGGAACAAATAGTCTAGCAACTGACTATGGATCCATTGAAAATCATCAACCCCAAATAATTTCGGAGATCATGAACGATGATTATGCACCCAAAAAGCACAATTTAAAGATTCAGAATGAATTGCATGAAAAAATCAGAAATGATGAAGATTATGATGATTGGGATTATGGAACTGAACCCGTTTATGGCATCAAAAGATAAAATAAATGTAATAAATAAGTTATAATTGACCTCTATGATACAATAAATGCCACTAGAACGTGCTAGCAAACCCTTCAAAGATGTCAGTTTAACACTACAGAGTCATCCATTGACTCGTGATATACTGACACTTACTAATGAAAGGGCAATAGCACGTTCTGTTCGCAATCTGATTCTTACTCAGAAAGGAGAAAGATTCTTTAATAGTCAATTGGGATCTGAAGTATCTGCTCTTCTCTTTGAAAATCTCGACAGAAGCACTTCTATTTTTATAAAAAATGAAATTGAATATGTAATTAACAATTATGAACCTAGAGTGTCTCTTATATCATTAAGCGTAGATCCAAATTACGATGAAAATCAATTCGATATAGTAATAAAGTACAAAATTATAGGAATTGATGTGCCAACTCAACAGTTATTATTTGCACTCACTCCAACACGATAATGGCATTAGTTAATTTTACAAATTTAGATTTCGAAGACATTAAGACTTCGATAAAGGATTATATAAGAACAAATTCTAATTTTACAGATTACGATTTTGAGGGGTCTGGATTATCTGTATTGATTGATGTATTGGCGTATAACACATACATCAATTCATATAATGCTAATATGGTTAGCAATGAATTATTTCTTGATGGCGCTACACTGAGAGAAAACGTTGTTTCTCTTGCAAGAAATATTGGTTATGTTCCCAGATCAAAGACTGCATCCAGAGCAAAAGTTTCATTTTTCGTAGATCTTTCTGGAACAAATGTCAAACCATTGACACTGACTCTTAAAAAAGGAATTTGCTTCACTACTTTAACTAGTTTTGGTAGAGAAAGTAATGCATTTTCAATTCCTGAAGATATTACTGTCCCAGTTGTAGATGGAATTGCATCTTTCAATGATATTGTAATCTATGAAGGTACATTAATTACTCAGAATTTCACTGTAGATAATACAAATTATCAAAGATTTATCTTAGATAACTCTGGAATAGACACATCTACAATATCAGTAACAGTAAAAGATACAGCACTTTCGAGCGATTCTAAGACTTTTAATCATATTGATAGTATTGCAAATATCAACTCCACATCAAAAATATTTTTAATTCAAGAAATTGAAGATGAAAGATATGAATTGCTTTTTGGTGATGGTGTATTTGGAAAAAAACTTCTTCCAGGAAACTATGTCGTAGTTTCTTATGTTGTAACTAATGGTGAAGTGGCAAATGGAATATCAAACTTCAGTTATGCTG